GCGAAATCTCGCTGGTGTAGGGAAGCCCGACCTCGATGGAGGTTGCCGCTCGGTCCAGGGTTATTTCCCCGCCCGTGACCGTGTACCGGCCTGCGTAGTAGCCGTTCGCCACGACGTCGACCGCCTCGCCCTCCAGATGATCCAGGCCGGCCCACACCGTGGCCGATGCGCCGGTCAGCACGATGGCGCTGTCGCTGCGAACGTCCAGCGACAGCCGCTCGATGTAGCGCACATCGGCGCCGTCGATGGTCCGCTGCACGACGATCCACACCTGATCGGCGGTTGCGGTCGGGATGCAGGCGATCGACTCGACCACACCCCCGACATCGTGCAGCGCCCAGGCCGTGACATCCTGATCCCGGTCGTAGGTGACCGATGCCAGCTTCCCGTCCGTGCGCACCAGCCAGATGATCGAGTCCGGTTCCTGCTGCCAGCACATATCCACGATGCCCGTCTCGGTCAGATGCTCGGACAGCACGGACAGGTCCGGTGCACCCCACTTGTCCAACCCGTCGACATCGCCCAAGGCGCGCAGCTTGCGGCCGGCGCGCTGCACGAACATCTCGGAGTCCAGCACGCGCACCGGGCGCACCGCAGCGCATCCATGGTTGCGGCGTGGCTTGATCTGCGCGTTCGTCGGTGCCAGTGGCTTTTCCAGACCGCCCTGCACCGTGAACTCGCCGCCGCTGGTCAGTGCGATGAGACTGGTGCCGCAGGCCAAATATCGGATCGGGTTGGTCGAATCGCTGGCGATCTTGAAGGCGAAGGCATCGTCGTCGGCCACGCCCTGCTGGAAGTCCAGATAGGCACCCGTCACGCTGCCCCAGATCGTCTGCGGGAACGTCGGCGAGCCCCCGGCAATCAGCCGCTGCTCGTACAGAGTTCCGCTGCGCGGGTAGCCACGGGCCACCGACCAGGCCGGCGCGTGCAGGCTCCAGGCATCCGCAGGCGCCGCGGTGGTGCTGGTCAGCTCTTGCTTGATCACGCCGTCCATGTGCGTGGTGTCGGTGTAGGCGGTGAGCTTGACGATCCCGCCGTTGATCTTGATCGACGACCCGACCAGGCCCGCCGAAAAGACAGCGCTGCCGGCCGTCAGGGTGATGGTGGCCCCAACCGGGTCCTTGGCCGATGCCGTCAAGGTGGAAGCCGGATAGGTCCCGGGTTCCTCGAAAGGCGTGTTGACGAAGGTCGCCGCCCCCAGCGTCCAGTTCGTATCTGCGATGCGCACCAGCTGCTGCGGGGCGACTGCCGTGTTGAACAGGAACATCGTGTCCTCGCCATGGGTGTAGTCCACGTCGAAGATGGCGCTTGAGGAATAGGGCGACACGATCTCGTACGGCGCGCCCAGGATGGCGTTGTCCTTGTAGAACCGCAGGTACAGGTCGCCGGCCTCGATGATGTAGGCCGTGCTGGCGTTCAGGACGAAGGGGATCAACCGGGTGGCGTCTGCACTGTCCTTGACCTCTCGCACGAAGATGGTGCCGGGCCGGCGACGTGCGCCGCCGTAAATCTGCGGCACCGCGTTGCGCATGCGCCGCGCGCCATTCTGGTAGCGCGCCACGTCGACGCGCCCGTACAGCTGCGGGCTGATCTCGCCGGCCGTAAAGTTTGTGTTTAAAACCGTGACGCGTGGCATTGTCAGCGGCCCGGTGCGCCCCAGTAGCCGCCGCCGAAGCGGGCCTGCAAGAGCGGGAAGTCGCCCAGCGTCTCGGGCGGGTCGTCCTGGCCGTCGGCTGCGCGGCACAGCTTCATGTGCGCCTTGAGCGCAGTCTGCGCGACCTCGACCATGGAGGCGGATTTCGTGATGCCGTAGGCCATCGCAGCGGCCATGGCGAGCTGCATGGCCTCGATCAGCATGGCGTCCCAGGTCGATGGCACGGTGTTGCGCCAGATGTAGCGCAGCGCAAGGCTGGTGCCGCTGGCCAGAATCTTGCCGCTCTCGGTGCGGTACTCCACCTCGTAGCCGTCAAGGCCCACCTGCAGGGTTTTGAGCCAGTCGCCGGGCAGCGTGAACGCGGCGGTGAAGTCGAAAGCCGGCGCCACCGTGTCGGGGGCCAGCACCACGCGCTTGACGGCGCAGTTCCAGGGATGCGAGCGCAGCGTACTGTCGCGCACGCTCTCGTACAGGTTGGCCGCAATGCGCGCGCGGTCGTTCGATTCCTCCAGGGACGCGATGGTCTGCGCGCCCAGGCGCAGCAGTGCGTTGGAGCAGATCGACACGGCGGTGGCAGACATCGGTTGGTTCCCTCATGAAAAAGGCCGGGATACGCCGCAGCGCGCCCCGGCCTTGCATCACGACGCCGGGGCGTCAGTCCTGGACGTAGCTGCCCTCGAAGATCAGCTTCTGGTTCGCGGCCAGAACTGCAGCGCGCACCGTGGCGTACACCTCGACGACCTCGGTCGTGACGTAGGACAGGCCGCCAGTGATCGAGCTGCCATTGACGGCCGCGATGTTGCCGGCAGACGACACGGCGATCAGCGCCGCAATGCCGTCCACGTCGATGACCGTGCCGTCCGACTTCTTGCGAAAGCCGATGTCCAGCGTGCACGATGCCGTACCCGCCGAGCAGTTGACGACCCAGTCATGCAGGATGCGCGCACCCTTGGGCAAGTCGCCCAGGTAGATCGTGTCGGCGATTGCCAGCGTGGAGGCGCCGTTGACGTACTCCGCATAGAAACAGCGCTTGCGGCCTCCGTCGGCCGAGGGCAAGACCTTGTAGCCGGCCGCAATGGCCGTGGTCTGGGTGCTTTTGACTTCGGCGAACAGCACCAGGCCGGCCTTCGCCATGTAGTCGAAGACGGCGTCGTGCACCTTTTCGGCCACCTGCGCGACCGTCTGCACCGCGGCGTCTTTGACCTTCACGGCCGCCGACACCGCCATGGATGCCATCGCCATTGCGGCGGCGATGGCGACAGTGAGAAATTTCTTCATGATTGCTCCTTTTGCAAATGGTTGCCGTGGCCTAGGATCAGACGACGTAGTCGATGGTCACGACCTTGTATTCATTGACCCGCACGGAGCCAATGGACATCGGGACGTAGATCTGGATCAGGTTGCGCTTGTCGCGGCGCGGGCCGATGTCGACCATGCCCATCATCGCGGTGCCAACGTGCGCGGCGCTCTTGGCCCAGGCCACGGCGGTCTTGGTCGAGGTTCCCGACAGCAGCTCGTATGGCACCCAGTTGAAGCCCATCCACTTGCCGCTGATGTTGCCCTCTTGCAGCATCTTCACGGCCATGAAATCGGCGCTGGTGAGCGTGGTGTCGGTCAGGATGTCTTCGAGCATCCCGGCGTCGTAGGCCATGTAGAGCTCTTCGCCATTGTGCTCGTCGGCCTCGTTCGTGCGAAAGAGCTTCTTCGTCTGGATGATCTTGGCCTTCGTGAAGCCAGTACCACCGGCTACGATCACCTGGCCGGCCGGCAAGGCTTGCGCTGCGAACGACCCCGACTCGTCGGTCTTGCGCAGGGCGTTGCCCTTGAGCGCGGCATAGATGACGGCGTCCTTCTTGCGCTGCACCGCTGCCAGGCACCGCTGCAGGTAGTCACCCTGCGGGTTGGCGATCAGCTTGGGCAGGTCGAACTGGTCAACCGGCACAGCCAGGTCGTAGTCGGCCATCAGTGCCTGACGGGTGCCGACATCGGGGATGGACCATTCCGTGTCGCCGTAGCGATTGGTCACGGCGTTCATCTCGATGGTGCCCATGTCGTTGGCGGTGAAGCTCGAACCGGTGATGGATCCACGGTTGATGACCTTGGACTCGAAGCGCGATTCCTTCTGTTCGTTGGCGGCGACAAAGCCGTCATGGAACTGCTGCACAAATGCAGCGGTAATGGTGGTGTTCATTGCGACCCTTTCAGTCAGAACACACGCCGGTTTCGCGGGTTGTCAGCAGATGCTGGCCCTCATGAGTCCTCAGCTTTTGGCGTAGCGCTGCGAACTGGCTTCATGTGGTTGTCCGGGTGCCGCCCCGGGCCGATTGCTGCGCAGTGTCTGCCCGAGTGGCATTCGGGTTCCCGGAAATAAAAAGGCCGGTGGTTGTGACGCCACCGGCCAAAGAGCCCCAACGGCTCGGTCCCCAGGAGAAATCAGGTCACGGGCGCGGTCCCGTACTTCTTCGCGTAGAAGGCATCGATGCGCTGCCGGGTCGCAGCGTGCTCGGGATGGCGCGGGTTGGTGTTGGCCTCGGTCAGCAGCAGCGCCTTGATGGACGCCTCGCCATCAGCGCCGGTCGTGGCCGTCGCCGGGATGCCGCCAGCCTCGCGCAGCTCCGGGCCGATCTTGGCCAGGATGCGGTACGCCAGCGCCGGGTCGGTCATGATGCTGTCGAACTTGCCCTTGTCGTCCGGGTCTGCAAACGCCTCGAAGGCTGCCACGGCTGCATTGAACTGGTCGCCGTATTTGTCGCCCCACGCCTTCTCGAGATTCCCGCGCACGGTCTCGACGCTGTTGTTGATGGCGCCACCCACCAGGTCGGTGGCTGTGGCGAAGTATTTGCCCATAACGAAATCGAACTGCTTCTGCGTCAGGCCAGCGGCCAGGGCTTCGGCCTTGAACGCCTTGGAGCGATCGTTCTCTTCCCAATGCTCTTTGAACTGCTCGGGCACGGTCACGGCGTAGTCGTCGGCCGTCTTGGGTGGCACGTCGCCGCTGCCGACCCGGCCCTCCAAGTGGGCATAGGACTCGGCCATCTTGCGCGCGCTGGCCTCGATGTCCAGGGCTTTGCCGTCAGCGCCCAGCACGCGGAACTTCTCAGGGATGAACTCGGTGGGGGGTGCGGGTGGCGGGGTCAGGGCGGACGGCGCGGCAGGAGCTGCGTGGGCCGCTGGCGCTGCGGCAGTTGGAGCCGCAGGGGCAGCGGGTGCAGCAGGCGGATCGCCACCACCAGCCGCGCCCGGGGTTCCGTCCATCAGCACATGGCTACGTTTGAACATCGTCGTCTTCTCCTTGGGGTTCAGGCACACCGTGCGCCTGGTTGATCTTGTTGATGATGTGGTCCAGCACGCGGCGCTGGCCCATGCGCTGGTAGGTTTTCAGCACCGCGTCGATGCCGCCTTCGGTCACTGCTGACTGGGTGAATCGCTTGATGAGGTCCTCCAGCACTGCCGCGCCTGCCGGGTGGCGCTCGAAGACATCGAGGTAGGTTTCGGGGGTGACTTC